ATGGATCACAACAACTTGCCCCAGCAGCACGTACGGATCACTGCCAGGGGAGACGAAGCCACCTTCGAGATCGACGGCGAGCGGGTAGACCCGCGCGCTGTCGGTGCCTACACCATCAGCCAGATGGCGGGCGAACCCGCGCACGTCCTCCTGCACGTCACCGATCGCGGAAGTACCCGGTGGTCAGGGATGGCGCGCGTCTCCGTCGCCGACGTTCCCGACCCTGGCCCGGCTGCTGCTGAGTTCCTCGACGCCATCGACGCTGAAGCCCTGGAGCGCGCGGCGCTGGGTCGGCCCGACCTCGGCACCGGCCCGCACTCGCTCACGCAGGCGATGCTCACCCAGCTCGGGGAGTGGGCTCGTGGCGTTTGACGTGAACGGGGCGCGTCGCGTCGTCGGCCGCATCCTGGACGACAAGCTGGAGGTGTGGCGCGACAGCGGCGGCCGTGTGGATGACTACCTGGATGAGACGACCGGAAAGCTGGTGCCGCCCGCGCCGGACGAGGTCCTGATCTGGGATGGGCTCGGCGCAGTGATGCCGCTGGGGCGTCCAGCGATCACCAAGCCGCTGGGTGGCGCGGTCGCGCAGGAGCCTCCGACCACCGACTACCAGGCGGTGCTGCCGGTGCAGGCCCCGGAGCTGCGGCCCGACGACGTGATCCGCGTCGCCGGGTCCGTACGGCCAGGCGGCCCGCGTGACCCGCAGCTCGTCGGCCGCCGATTCAGGGTGTCGGACAAGAACGTCGGCACCTTCAGCGTGGTGCGTATCGTGCGGGTGCAGGTGATCGACTGATGGCTGTCGCGAACTCGCATCCGAACGCGCACCCTGGCGCGACCGCGTTCCGTGACCCGATCGCGCTTGCCGCCGCGCTGGCCCGGATGGGTCCGGCCGCCCGCGCTCGTACGCGCACGATCACCCGACACCACGCGATGCTTCTGCGCGTCCGCATCCAGCGCCACGCCTCCGGCCGACCGGGGCCGCGAGTGATCACCGGTCAGTACCGCGCCTCGTGGGACGTACGGATGAGTACCGGCGGCGGGCAGGTAACGGCGAAGGTGTACTCCGACGCCCCGCAGGCGAGACGGCTGGAGTACGGCTTCGTCGGTGTCGACTCCCTCGGCCGCCACTACCGGCAGCCGCCATTCCCGCACGTCGAGCCCGCCTTCCGGCAGACGCAGCCCGGCTTCATCCAGGCCCTGGCGGACGGAGTCCTGCCATGACCGCCCCGCGACGCCTGCCCGTCACCCGGGCGCTCGCCGCCCTCATCGCGAAGACCACCGGCCGGCCATGCGGCATCGGTGAACTACCCCGCGTCCGAAGCAAGTCCGGCGAGTGGGGGCCCACCGCGGCCCCGTACACGATCTTGGACTCGCTGCCGGGAGAGTTCAGCGGCCCGCCGCTGTGGAACTGGCACGCCGATGCGGCCTGGTCGTACCAGGTGACCTCGGTCGGCGAACGGGACGACCAAGTGCAGTGGCTCTCCGACCGAGTACGCCATGGCGTCGTCGGCCGCACCGACGACGAATGGGCCCATGACCTGCAGGTTCCCCAAGCCCGCGTGATCGACAGGGAGTTGGATCACGACGCCGGAGGCGAGCCGTCTGTGTCGGCGGCAGGCGCTATCGTGTCCTACGTGCAGCGGTTCACGATCACCGTGACACCGGCTGCTACATAAACGTTTCCTCACCGCGGAGGCCCGCGCGGACGCTAGGCCCCAGGCCAGGCGAACCCCCTTTGAACCTCAAGGGGCAGGGCCTCGGCACCGGTGCGCTGCCCCAGAAGTGGGAGCGGACCTGTGTCCCTGAAGAAGCCTGCCACCCAGACCCGATTCCTGCGGCGCGGCATCTCCAAGATCTACTGGCTCAAGCAGATCAGCGACCCGAAGTGGCCGTCGCGCAAAGAGATCAGCGAGCCCAACCGGTTCGACCTCACCAACGCCGTCTCGGACATCGAGGGCTGGGCGCTGGAGAACGACCCGATCGAGACCCCCGACATGGGCTCGACGTTCAACTCCTCGATCCCGGGCAACGACAAGGCCGAGAACTCCAGCCTGACCTTCTACGAGGACCGCCACTCGAACGAGATCGAGCAGCGCCTTCCCAAGGGGGCGAAGGGCTACGTCGTCCTGCTGCGTAAGGGCGACCTTCCCGGCTCGCGTTCGGTGGATGTCTTCCCGGTACAGGTCGCCACCCGCGCCGCGACGTACTCGACCGGCAACGAGGCGGCCAAGTTCAAGGTCGACTTCACCATCACCGACGAGCCGTCCCTGGACGCTGTGGTCCCCGAGGCGTTCCATACGCTCTCGAAGCCGCCCGAGGACTGCGACGACGACCACGACCACGGTGACCACGACGGGGACCACGTGGACGTCACCGTCGTGAGCGCGACCAAGACCACCGTCCACGAGCACAGCGAGGACTGACGGTGTCGCGCCCCGCACCGGCCAAGCGCCCGTCCCCTCCCCCCGGTACGCCGGCGGAGGGGGCGTGGGCGGCCAAAATGGACCGCCTGCGCCGCCGCGCCCGGCCGCAGAACAAGCTCCGCGTCTGCGACAACGACCAGCTCAGAAAGCGTGTCGAGGCCGCCAAACAGGACGCCCAGCGCGCCCGGTTCATCGCCGAAGCCACGCCGGACGACGAGCTGGCGGCGCAGCGCGCCGTTGAAGCGCAAGCGACCGCCGAGACGGTACGCGCCGAGTTGGACGACGCCTCGGACTTCCTGACGTTCCTGGCGCTGCCGCGCCCGGTACTCGAGGAGCTGATCGCCGCGCACCCGCCGACCGAGCAGCAGGCGGAGGAGGGGGCGGTGTTCAACCCGGACACCTTCCCCGCCGCGCTGATCTCGGCGGCGTCGTTCGACGGGATGAGCCAGGACGAGGCCGCCGAGCTGCTGTCCACCTGGTCGGCGCCGGACGCCAACCTCCTGTGGGAGGCCGCCTGGCAGGTCCAGCAGGAAAGCCGGGTCGACCTGGGAAAAGGCTGAGCCGTGACGCCGGACTGAGGGCCGAGCTGGAGTTGTGCGAGAAGTACTGCATCCCGCACTCCCAGCTCCTCGGCGGCGACGGCCGGTGGACGGCGCTGGACCGGGCGAAAGCCCTGGCCTGGGCGGAGTGGCAGCGCGCGGTGTGCCCCGAGTGCCACACCCGGCTGGAGGAGTGGGACCAGGGGCGCGGCGGCGACCCTCACGCCTACGTCACCGACACCCTGCGCTGCCCCGGTTGCGAGCTGATCGAGCAGGAGCGCGACCACGTCCCCGGCGACCGCTCCGGCTACGGCGTGAAGATCCAGCTCCTGCCCCGCCACCAGCACCGCGACCACACCTGATCCAACCCGCACGACGTACGTAAGGAGCACGGCGGTGGCCGGGTTCACCCTGACCGTGGCGATGCGCGCCGAGGTCCGCGACCTGATCGCGGGAACTCGCGCTGCCTCGGGGCAGATGCGGACCCTGGCCGACCGCACCGACGCCGCCAACCGCTCCCTCGCCCGCCTCGACGCCAACGGCGCTCGCCTCGCTTCGCAGTTCGCCGCGCTCAACCGGTCCACTCGCGCGGCCGTCGGTGAGCTGAACCGGATCTCCGCCCGCGCCGCAGCCGCCCGCGCCAGCCTGCGCGCGGCCGGGGACGACGGCGCCCGCTCCATGTCGCGGCTGCAACGCACCATGGCCGGCGCGGGCCAGCGCGGCGTCTCCGCTACCAACATGCTCGCGAGCGGCAGCTTGCTGCTCGGCACAGGGGAGATGGTCCAGGAGGGCAACCGCTACCAGAAGCAGATGAACCTGTTCCGGGCGGTCACCAGCGCCACTGCCGGACAGATGAAGCGCGCCTCGACCGTGGCGCAGGAGCTCGGCAACGACCTGAGCCTGCCCGGTTCGACCGCGGCGGACGCCGCCGAAGGCATGGTCGAGCTGTCGAAGGCCGGTTTCCGCGCTGACCAGTCCATCGACGCCGTCCGCGCCTCGCTCCAGCTCGCCTCGGCGGCCGACGTCAACGCCGCCACCTCCGCCCGGTATCTGGGCGACATCATGGATCAGTACGGTCTCGGTGCTGACCAGGCGGCACGGGCATCGGACACGCTGGCCGCCACCGCGAACAACGCCTCCGGCTCGATCACCGACATCTACTACTCGATGCGGTACGCCGGACCGGTCGCCAACGCGCTCGGTGTCTCGCTGCAGGACACCGCCGCCGCAGTCGGCATGCTCGGCAAGAGCGGCATCCTCGGACAGACGGCGGGCACATCGCTCCGCGGGATCTTCGCGAACCTGGCCGCGCCCACGCCGAAGATGCAGAGCGCGCTGAAGGACCTCGGCATCGACGCCTGGACCGCCCAGGGCCGGTTCCGTGGCCTGCGTGTGGTCATCGACGGTCTGTCGAAGGCCGAACACAACCTGTCCCAGAAGGACTTCACCGCAGGCGTCACCAAGGCGTTCGGCAAGCCAGCGTTGAGTGGCGCGGCGGCGCTCGCGCACCAGGGAACCGAGTCGTTCGACGCCCTGTCGATGGCGGTACGACAGACCGGGGCCGCTGCCTCCATCACCGCCTCGCGCGGTCAGGGCTTGACCGGTGCGATGACGCAGTTGCGCACCCAGGCCAAGCAAACCGGGCTGGCGCTGTACGAGGGCATGGCCCCCGGTCTTGAGTACGTCACCCGGCTGCTCACGCGCGGGATGGCAGGAGCGACGCCATACCTGACCACCGCGCTGGAGTACGGCCGCAACCTCGCGATCCTGTACGGCCCGGACCTGAAAGCGAAGACTAGTGCGGGCCTGGGCGGGCTCATCGATGAGGCCCAGGCGCTGCTCGGCCCGCTGAAGGAGCTCGGCGAGCACACTTTGGCCACTGGCCTGAATCTGCTGATCAACGCGGGCCGCACGCTGGGCGACGTACTGAGTAACGCGGCCGACGGCGCGGAACCGATCCTCGACGCTATCTCCGGACTCGGGGAGGACGGCGGCGCAGCGGCCGGCACGCTCGACATCATCGCCACCGTCGCCAACGCGGCGATGGACGCCGTTTCCGGCCTGTCCGCCGTGCTCGTCCCGATCGGCCACGTCGTCGGTGGGCTCGTCAGCGCGTTCGGCGCGCTGCCCGCGCCGATCCAGTCGGCGGCCCTGGCCATGCTGCTGTTCCGCAGGGCGCAGCCCGGTCTGACCAGTCTCGCCAACACGGTCACTGGTCCCGTGCGCAGTGGATTTCAGGGCATGGCCCAGCAGATGCGAGTGCAACAGACCCTCGCCGCTGCCACGGGTGCGTCTGTGAGCAGGTACGGCGCGGCGTGGGCCGCCGTCCAGGCACGCGTCGGCTTCCTGGGGAACATGACGGCCGCGTTCCGCAGTGCGAACGGCGCGGGCACCACCTTCACCGGCACCCTCAACGGCATGAGCCGCGCGGCCGGCTCCGGCCTGCGTTCGGCCCTCGGCGGCGTGACCAACGCGCTCGGCGGCCCGTTCGGGGTCGTCATGGCGGGCGTAGCGGTCGGCCTCGGACTGCTCGCCGCGCGGCAGCAGAAGGCGGCACAGTCGGCGGCCGAACACCAGCAGCGGATCTCCTCGCTCACCTCGGCTCTCCGCGAGTCCGGCGGGCAGATCGACAGCAACGTGCGCAACCAGGCCGCGCAAGCCCTGCTCGACACGAAGACCGACCAGGGCCAGCTCACCAAGGTCATGTCGGAGGCCAGCGTGCCGCTCGCGTCCCTGACGGACGCCTACCTCGGGCAAGGCACGTCCCTGGACGCGCTGCAGAAGAAGCTCCAGTCCACCGCGGATACCCACAAGGTGTGGAAGAACATCGCCGGCGGCAAGGCCACCGTCCAGGACTACTCGCCCGTCGGCCAGCGGTACAAGGACGCCGCCGACGCCCTCAGCAGCGTCAAGGGCGAGATGGCCGAGTCCATCAAGAACGCCAAGGAGCTGGCCAAGGCCACCCAAGGTGCTGGCGACGGCACCTCCGCCTACGACCGGCTCAAGAGCGCCGTCGGCGGCCTGGCGGATGAGACCGCCGACGCCGACACCCGCACCCGCTCCCTCAAGAGCGCCCTCGACCTGCTCTCGGGCGGCCGGATCTCCCTCCAGGCCGCGAAGGCGAAGGTCAACAGTGCCGTCCTGGACCTGAAGGAGGGCGGCAAGAACGTCAACCAGAAGGAGGGCTACGGCGGCAAGCAGCTGGTCAACCAGGACAAGACCCTCAACACCACGACCCGCAACGGCCAGCAGCTCTACACCCAGCTCACCGCCCTGTCCGACGCGGCGGCCGACGCCTCGGTGGCCACCTACGATCTGGCGCAGCGCAACGGCGAGGCGCTGCCCGAGGCGCTGGCCAAGGCCCGCGGGGAGATTGGCCGGGCGCGCGCCGAGGCGATTCGGGCAGCGCGCAGTTACGGGCTGACCAAGACACAGGCCGAGGGCGTCGCGGACAGTCTCGGCCTGCTGCCCTCGAAGGTGTCGCTGCTGCTTCAGACCAAGGGCATGGACAGCACGCTCGCGAACCTGATCGCGGTCCAGGCGGAGTTCCACCGGCTGCCGAAGCAGCGGACCATCAAGGTCGACTCGCTGAGCGATGGCGCGCAGAAGAAGCTGCGCAGTCTCGGCTTCACCGTGAAGACGGTGCCGGGCACCCGGCAGATCAAGATCACCGCTCCGACCGCAGGGGCGAGGAAGAACCTGGACGGGCTGATCGACAAGCTCGGCCGCACGCCGAACTCTAAGAACGTCCGGGTGTCGGCGCCGACCGGGGCCGCGATCAAGAGCCTGGAGGCGGTGCAGGCGAAGATCCGGGCGACGCCGGGATCGAAGTCCGTGACCGTCCGTGCCCCAACGGCGCAGGCGCGTAAGGAGTTGGAGGCGCTGGGCTTCCGGATCGAGAAGGTGCCCGGTTCCAAGAACGTCAAGGTCACCGTCCCGACTGGCGGAGCACGCAAGGCGGCCGACGACATCCAGGGTCGCATCAACGCGCTGCGCGGCAGGACGATCCCGATCTTCACCTCGCTGATCCGCAAGCCGTCGTCGCATGACAAGGACGCCAACGGCATCCCCGACATGATCCAGAACCCCAACTACAAGGGGTTCAACCAGGCCAACGGCGGAGTGGTCGAGTACTACGCCAATGGCGGCGTCCGGGAAGGAGCGGCCGGTCCGCGCCGGCGCGAGCAGCACGTTGCGCAGATCGCACCGGCCGGATCGTGGCGCATATGGGGTGAGCCGGAGACATTGGGCGAGGCATATGTACCCCTTTCCCCTGCAAAGCGCGCACGGAGCAAGGCAGTTGTGGAGGACGTGGTCGGCCGCTTCGGCGGGCAGGTCGAGTGGTTCGCCAACGGCGGGGTCACCCGCCGCGCGGGCCGCGACTACGGGCCGGTGGTGGCCGGCTCGTTCAAGCGCGCCAAGGGCGCAACAGCCATGGCCGATGTCGTACGCCGCTTCGACATCCGCACCGGCGGCGACAGTGCCCGCGGCCGCGTCGTCGACGCCCGCGCAGGCGGACGTGTCCAGGTCGTCGTCGTCCGCGAACAGCAGCCGCTGATCGGCACCATGCCGGTCACCGTCAGCGACAGCTCAGCAACCCCCGAGCAGATCGGCACGGAAATGATGCGCAACCTGCGCAACGCCCAACGCGGCGGGAGAGTCGGATGAGCACACCAACCCAGCACAAGGCCCCGATCGACCTCGCCCCGTGGCAGTTCGAGATCGGCGGCGTCGTCCTCGGTAAGGGCACCCGCATACCCATCGGCAATATCGAAGGGCTCGGCTCACCCGCCGTCCGTGCACAGGATGTGGACAACCCGACCGGCGACGGCACCCACCCGGGCCAGGACTTCTACGGGCCGCGGACCGTACGGATCGAGGCTGGCATCAAGACGCCGGGTGATCCGACCGCGGCGGCCGACCTGCTCGCCCGCCTGGAGCTGGCCGTCGATGACCCGGATGCCCGCACCCGCCCCGAGGGGCGGGCCGTGCTGCGCGGCCGGTGGCCCGGCCACGGCATCCGCCGCCTGCACGGGCGGCTGCGCCGCATGGAGGCCACCAGCACCGCGAACGCCGTCAGCGGGTGGATCCCGTTGGACATCGAGTTCGCCGCACTGGACCCGCGCTGGCACGCCGATGCGCTCTCCCGCCTGACGCTCAGCCTTGACCAGGCCGCCGACCACAAGACCGACGACCGGAACATCGAGGCCCCACTGTGCGCTCCGGCCGACTGCGGGAGCACAGACCCGGCGGACCGGCCCGGCTGGATCACCAATCACGGCAACGTCTCGGCCTGGCCGAGCATCCGCATCCACGGACCGGTCACACGCCCGCGCATCTGGAACACCGTCACTGGCCGCGTGCTCGAACTGGACCTGTCGCTGCGTGCCGGGGAGTGGGTGGAGATGGAGACCCGGCCAGGCACCTGCTGGGCCTTGCGCAACGGGGTGACCAACGTCGCGAACGACCTCACCCCCGCCTCGCGCCTGGACCTGTTCGCCATCCCGCCGGGCCGCTCGGAGATCGGCTGGAGCGCGGAGGATCCCACCGGCACGTGCCGCCTCGACGTGTCGTGGCGGTCGGCGTACACCGCCCTGTGAATGGAGCAGCAGTGACTCTCGTCCAGCCCCCGATGATGGTGCACGGCGGCAACCACCCAGCGCGTGCGATGCGCCTGATGATCCGCGATCTGGCGCGCGGTCGGCAGGGCGTAGCCGAGGCCGGGGACCTGAAGGTCCGGCCCCTGGAGGCACCCGGGCCGGGTGTCCGCGTCGGCGACGGATCGGCTCTGATCCACGGCGCTCGGCCGTGGCAGGGTGCCTACACCCAGAGCAACATCGGCGACGCCGTGGTGGACGTCCCGCCCAGTGGCCCGTTCGCCCGCACGGACCTCCTGGTCCTGCGCATCGAAGATCCTGAATTCGAGGGCGAGCGTGACCCGCGCACGCAGGACATCGGCTACTTCCACCTGATCAAGGACATCGGCAACGAGGCGACCCCTGCGCCGCGTGGCATGACCGCCATCCCGCTGGCGCGGATCACCCTGCCCCGAAACACCGCGGCCGTCACCGCGGAGATGATCACGGACCTGCGGCGGATCGCCAACCCGCGCACCGAGCGGACCCTGCGCACCGTGCACCCCGACAACACCGAGAAGGTGCCCGGCAAGCATGGTCACTGGGCGGCCTGGCCCAAGGATGCGGCCTGGGACGTGGACGTGCCGACGTGGGCGACGAAGGCCACCATCGTGATCACCCTGTCGGGTCTGCGCGCGGAGGCGGGCAGCATCTACGCCGAGCTGCGCATGCGCCTGGGCGAGCGCAGCTCCAAGCCGACCGTCGTGGACGACGACGGCACGACCACGCGCCGTGCGACCGTCGTGCTTGCCGACACCCTCGCCGTGCCGCCCGCCTACCGGGGCACGCGCCAGCGCCTGGTCGTGCAGATCAACCAGATCGACAAGTACGGCGCGGGTGACCTGTCGGTGGCCAAGGGCACCACGGTGACGGCCGACATCGAGTTCACGGAAAGCCCGGTGTGATGCCCGACTACCGCTACATCGTCGCCCGCGCCGCGACCGGCGAGGTCCTGCACTGGAACCTGCCACTGTCCGAGGTGGAGTTCGGGCCGGAGATGTCCGGGCCCGGCTCGCTGAGTGCCACCCTGAGCCCGACGTTCGCCTGCCCCCTGAACGACATGCTCGACGCCGGAAACGCCGTGATCCTCGCCGAGCGGAACTCCAAACTCCTGTGGGGCGGGCTGATTTGGCGCGCGGAACCACAGGGACCGAAGCTCCCCATCGAAGCCGCCGGGTTCACCAGTTACCTGCACCGCCGCTTCGACCTGCACGGCAACCTGGGCGGACGCGGCCCCTACATCGAGGCGGACCCGTGCACCGTGATCCGGGACGTATGGGCCTACGCCCAACAGCAGCCGGACGGCGACCTCGAGGTCGCCGTGGACGACACCAAATCGCAGGCCAAGACCGGCACGGCGAAGGACCCCTACGACATCCCCCGCTGGGATGTCCGCAACCTTGGCGAGATCGTCGACGAGATGGCCGACATCGATGACGGCCTGGAGTGGTCCGAGACCGTGGCATGGCGCGGACGCCGGGCCGAGCGGCGCATCATCCTCGGTGCACCGAAGCTCGGCCAGCGTCGCGAGGACCTGACGTTCACCACCGGCGCCAACGTCGTCGGCGAACCCCAGGTGATCAAGGACGCCGACGAGTACGCCCAGTGGGTCGTCGGCCTCGGAGAGGGCGAGGGCAAGAAGCGCAAGATCGTCATCGACGGCGTCCGCAACCAGCGGCTGCGCCTGGAGCACAAGCTGGAGACCAGCGAGAAGGACGAGACCAAGCTCAAGCAGCGCACTCGCCGCGAACGCCTGGCGCGCCAGATCCTGCCCACGCTCACCGAGCTGGAGATCGTCGATCACCCGGCCGCGCCGATCTCCTCGCTGCGCATCGGCGACGACGTACGCATCCGGCTGCACGAGCCGCACACCACCTACGACGGATGGAACCGCGTCATCGGCTGGACCGTACGACCCGGCCAGGGCGAGACCCCCGAGCGCGTGACGCTGAAGCTGGAACGCACTGTGAAGCCCGCCGACAGCGCGGATGAGGCGGAGGAGAAGTAGATGCCGGACACGATCGCCACGCTCGCGCGCCGCCTGGCCCGACTGGAGCGGCGGGTGACGGTGCTGGAGCGGGCTCGGCGCGCACCGTACCCGCCGTGGCGCGACTTGCCGCTGACCGGCGACACCGCAATTCCGGACTCCGTACAGCCGCCGCAGATGCGCGCCAACCTTTGGGACACGCTGGACTTCAGCGGCCGGATCGGCCTGCCAGGTGGACGTGCGGTGGACGAGTCACTCGTCGCTCTCCTGCCGGACGGCCACTGGCCAGCCGTGCCCCGCACCGTCCCGGTGGCCTCCGATGCGAACCGCCGTGAACTCCACCTCGACATCAGCACCGAGGGGAGGATGACCCTGCGGGTGCAGGACGGCGGCAGCGTGAAAGCCACCTGGCTCAGCCTCGATAGCGCCTCGTGCCCCATCGACGGCGACGACGAGTAAGCACCCACCAGCAGCAACGACGCGGCCCGCTGTATCAGCTGCTGGGTACCATGACGACCGGGTGACCCTCCATCCAACGCTTCGCAGCCACTCCCCGAGGGACCGGCCCAGAACCATGGGTCCGGCCATCGCCATACGGCGCAGGGGAGAAAGGCGAAGCGAGCGTGGCAACCCCTTTGAGCGCGGACAAGTTCCTGTCCGTGCTGAAGCACGCGGGCCTCGGTGTCGTCGAGCACGGCAAATGGCGCACCCACAACCGCAACACCCACGGCAACTGGGGCCCCATGAACGGGGTGATGATCCACCACACCGGCCCCTACTCGTCCGAAGCCGACATGGTGGACCTGTGCCGCGTCGGCTACCAGGACCTACCCGGGCCGCTGTGCCACGGCGTGGTCGACCGCGCCGGGACGGTGCACCTGGTCGGCTACGGCCGGGCCAACCACGCAGGCATGGGCGACACGGACGTGCTGCTCGCCGTCATCGCGGAGAAGAAACAGCTCCCGCGCGACAACGAGGAAGACACGGACGGCAACCGGCATTTCTACGGTTTCGAGTGCATCAACTCCGGCAGCGGGAAGCAGCCGTGGCCCTCGGCGCAGCTGGATGCGATGGCGCGCGCCGCAGCCGCGATCTGCCGTGCCCATGGGTGGAACGAGCACAGCGTCATCGGGCACAAGGAGTGGAAGCCGTCCAAGCCCGATCCCGCCGGCATCGACATGGACGACTTCCGGGCTCGCGTCGCCGCGCACCTCAAGGACGACGGCAAGCCGCCCAGCAAGCCGAAGCCGAAGCCGGATCCGAAGCCCACTCCAGGCCCGAAGCCGAAGCCCGTGCCGAAGTACGCCGCGTACCCCGGCAAGGAGTTCTTCCGAGACGGCCGCTCCTCGCCGGTGACCGCGGCCATGGCGAGGCGGCTGATCGCCGAGGGCTGCGACTCCTACGACACCCCGCCCGGCCCGGTCTGGAACGACGCGCACCGCCGCTCCTACGCCGCGTACCAGATCAAGTGCGGCCATCACGGCGATGCCGCCGACGGCATCCCTGGCCCGGAGACCTGGGCCAAGCTGCGCGTCCCGCACCAGGCTGGCGCCGAACCGACCCCGAACACGCCCGACCAGGAGAAGACCGACCCCATGCCGCAGGCCCTCGCTGACGTCGCCGAACGCACCATCGCCACCTACCTCCAGTCCCTGTTGGGCCTGATGGCAGCCTCCAGCACCACCGACATGGTGTCCCTCTCCGCCTGGCAGGCAGCCGCCGTCTCCGCGATACCCGCGGCCCTGTCCGCCCTGAAGTCCACCATCGGGACCGTGCTCGGACGACCGGGCACCGCCTCCTGGCTGCCGCTCAAGCGCGACCCGGCCACGCCCACCCACTGACCTGCGACACGGGAGAAGGAGAAGCACCGTGCCGGAGGGAGAGATCGCACTGGCCCTCGCCGAGTTGCGCAGCGCGCTGGAAGTGGGCCTGGCCAGGATCGACGGGCAGCTCGCGTTGCTGGTGCAGCGGTCCGATCAGACCGACAAGGCGGTGGAGGACCTGGAGGCGAGGGTGACGTCCTTGGAGAAAGGGCGGTGGCCGCTGCCGACCATCGCCGTCCTCGCCAGCATCACCGCGGTGGCGCTGACTCTGTTCGGCGTGGCCCGGGGCTGACGCCGAAGTCCTCCTTCTCGTTCGGTCGTTGTCCGACCCGGCCCCTAGCGTTGAGGCCACCACACGTGTCTTCCTGCGGCCTGCGGGTCTTCATGGATACCGAGCACCTGATCGTGACCGACTTGGAGGTGGACACCGCGCTGGCGGACCTGACGGTCCCGCTGGCCGTCCGCACTGTCTGGCAACTGCTGTCGGAGTCCGATGTACGACTTGAGGAAGCCGTCGCGCTCGACGTGCCGGACGTGGAACTCGCTGACCGCCTCGTCGTCCTCCACGACACCAAGGAGGGCGGCACGTTCGAGGCGGAGATCACTGCCGCTACCGCCGCTGCGCTGGCTGAGCTGATCGGCTCGCGGCCGAGCGGGCCGGTGTTCACCGTGGAGTCGCGTCGCTTGCGGAAGGACGAGGTGGCGGCGCGGTTCCGGACGATCACGGGCAAGAGCGTGCACGCTATTCGCTTCACCCGGCAGGCGCGCCGGCACCGCAGTACGGGCCCGCCCCAGCTCGTCGCGCGCACGCAGCCCGGCGAGGAGAGTGCGGCGCCCGCGTAGCGCGTGGGGCGAGCATCCGCAGACGCAGGCGAACGGCCCTCGCCGGAGCGGGGGCCGTTCAGGGCCTCTTGGAGAAGACCGCCGACCACGATAGCAGCGCCCTTCGCCGAGCGCGGTACGCGATGCGCGGCTACCCTGCCGGTGGCACGCGAGAGGTGACACAGTGAGGGACGGGGCGATGCACGGGCGTAAGCCGTATCTGGTCGGGCACCAAGAGTTCGCTGCCCTGTACGGGGTGGAGCCGCAGATGGTGGGGCAGTGGCTGAGCCCGAGCGTAGGCGCCCTGGACCCGGCGACAGCCATCGTGGTCTCCGGTGTGCGCTACTGGCCGCTGGGGTTCGCGGCCCGGTACGGCACCACCACGCCCCGGTTCAAGCAGGTCCACGTGCGGGTCAAGGAACGGCTGATCGCGGAGCAGGGCGAGGGCTGGGAGGCCGATCTTGGGGATGAGCTGCCCGCGATCGTCGGCCAGCGCGAGATCATCGAGCTGTTCCACGTGCCGTCGCAGGGCACTCTGGCGACGCGGATAGCCTCGGGCGGCTTCCCGAAGGAGGACTGGCTGCTGTCCGGGTCGCGGCTGTGGCTGCTGGACACCGTGATCGAGGCGGTGCCCGAGCTGCGCGCGAGTGCCCGCAGCCTGTCGTGGGAGGTGGACGAGAAGGTGGCGCAAGCGTTGCGTGAGGGCACCTATGACGGTCCCGGCTCGGTGGTGCTGACGCGCGGGCGTCACGCCCGAAAGGGCCTCTGACCTGCGAAAACACTGTACTCAGACTCCGTGAACGAATAAGATATAGGCGTACCCCTTCGGGGGTTGCCCTTACTCGCACAAGGAGGCAGCAGTGCAGATCCTCTACACCCCCGGCGGCGACGTCGTCGCCGTCATGAAGGCGAAGGAAGCCGTCCTGACCGAAGCGGCACTGATGCGCTACGTGGCCGGAAACCCGGACTCCAACCTCGCGGTCCGGATGCTGCGGGACGTCGGCGCCGCGAACGAGCAGGCCGAGCAGCGCGCCGAAGAGGCCGCCGAGGCTGCGGCGGCCAACTCGATCTGACCACGCTGACGTGAAGTCGGGCCTGCCGATAGCAGGGTTGATCATCTCGCTCCCAGCCTCCAAGATAGGAGACATTCTTGGAGTCGGTTATTAGGGGGGTGGGGTATGGCGGTCGTCCAGGACGAGATTCCGGGCCTGGTGATCCACACCGTGCGGCAGCCCGACGATCAGGCGGCGACGATCCAGGCGCAGTTCGAGGCGTTCCATCAGCTCAATCCGTGGGTCTTGCGGGCCCTGGAGAGCCTGACCGCCGACTACCTCAAGCGCGGCGCCCGGCGCGTCGGCATCGGGATGCTGTTCGAGGTCCTGCGCTGGCGCTACGTCACCGCCACCGAAGGCGACGAGTTCCGCCTGAACAACAACTTCCGCTCCCGGTATGTCCGGCTGCTCATCGAGCGCCACCCGGAGTGGGCCCCCGCGTTCGAGGTCCGCGCACTGCGGACCGGCTGAACCGAGTTCTTGGAGAGACAGATCGTGAACGACGAACACCCCAGCGACGCCCCGGCCCTTGAAGGCACCGTGGTCGACGCATCCCCGAAAGCGGGAGCGGCCAGCGCCATCGTCCTGCGCGCCGACCAGGACGAGTTCGACCACAAGCAGCTGAGCACGCTCGCGCTGATCAGCCCCGGACTGGCCAACGCCCCACGCGGGCACCTGGCGATGTTCTTCCACTACTGCATCCGCACGGGCCTTGACCCGTTCGCCCGCCAGATCTACATGATCGGGCGGAAGAACTGGAAGGCGGCCGACAACCCCGACGAGCCCGAGCAGACCTGGACTATCCAGACCGGTATCGACGGCTTCCGTACCGTCGCCCACCGGGCCGCTGCGAAGGCCGGAGAGGCCATCTCCTACGAGGAGACCGTCTACTACGACTCCGAGGGCAACGCCCTGGACGTGTGGCTGTCGAAGGCGTACCCGACCGCCGTGAAGGTCACCGTCCTGCGCGGGACTGCCCGTTTCCCCTTCATTGCCCGCTGGGACGAGTTCGCGCCCACTTACTACGACTCGAAGCAGAGCGCGTACGTGGTGGCGAAGATGTGGCGGCAGATGCCCGCCCACATGCTCCGCAAGTGCGCCGAGGCCGGCGCGCTGCGGATGGCCGCGCCGCAGGACCTGTCCGGCGTCTACGTGGACGAGGAGATGGAGCAGGCCGACGCCGAGGCGGTGGCAGGTGTTGCCGGGGACGCCGCGCGGCGCCTGCGGGCGGCTGCGGGCCTGGAGGGCGGCGAGGACGGCGTCGAGCCGCCGCAGAGCAGCACCGAGCCCGCCGCCGACTCGGTGGGCGAAGAGAAGCCCGCGCCGCGGAAGCGCACCAAGGCCGCGCAGCCGAAGCCGGAGTCCGAGCAGACCGCGGCGGCGGACGAGACCTCGCCTGGGCGTAAGCGTGCCGCCCCCCGGAAGCGGGCCGCCTCGGCCAAGAGCGGCCGCGCCGCTTCCTGACCCCTTTCCCCCATCCGTATGGGTGCCGCCCGCATCGCGGCGGGCGGCACCCCTTCTTCTTGGAGACCTGAATGACCATCACGGCCGAGCGTCCCGTCAGCCTGTGGCCTGCGGCCCACAAGGTCGACGCGCGCCGACCCCGCTCTCTGCAAACCAAGATCGGAGCATCCGACACCGTCTGCGCCCGCCGTGCCGGATACCTCCTGCACGGCCGCACCCCCACCGACGGTGGGGAGAAGCGCAAGGCGATCCTGGGCACCTGGCTGCACGCCGGCATCCTGGCCGCAGCCCGGGAGGAGTACGGCTGGGTGATCGAGCGGAGCGTCGAGGACCAGACGATCAAGGGCCACATCGACGCCGTCCAGCTCGACAGCCACACCGCCGCCCGCCTGCCGAAGCGGCTGCGGCCCCTCCTCCCGGCCGAGGAGACGACTGTGGAGGACGTGAAGACCAAGTCCACGTATCAGTGGGACGGCGTCCTGCGCTACGGGGCCAGTGACGCCGAGATCCGCCAAGTCCTGCTGTATGCGGACCTGCTGCGCAGCGAGGGCTTCGCCGCCGTCGAGGGACAGCGGCAGCTCGCCCGGCTCGGACCGGTCCCCGTCGGACGTATCCGGTTCCGGTTCATCAACCGGGACAACGGCGACGACCATATTCAGGAGATGGCCTTCAGCGCCGAGCGGGCCAGCGGGGCGCGTTGGTGGGTCCAGCAGGTGAGGGCGGCTGCGACGCCGGAGGAGTTGCCGCGCACGTTCGAAGGGCCGGGGCTGTCGGCCATTTGTGACCACTGCCCGTTCAAGACGGCCTGCTGGGGCACTGTGGCGGCCGGGCGTCGTCCGCAGAGCATCCTGGTCCACGACGACGCCGACCGTGCAGCCGCGCTTGAGGAGTACGTCGAGGTCACTGCGGAGATGAAGCCGCTCAAGGAGCGGTTGAAGTTCCTGCGGGCCAAGCTGGATGGCTCCGATGCGGGTGTCTACGGCGACAACGTGCTGACCTGGAGCGGCGGGAACCCCACCAAGGTCGATGACGTGGACGCCATGGTCACCCTCTACCGGCGGGCCGGTCTTGAGGTGCCGATGGCGCCGGACGCGTCGGCGATGAGGGCCCAGCTGAAGGCTGCGGGCATACCCGTGCCCGTGCGGCACGACCACGACAGGCGCACGTCGGTGAGCATCAACGTCACCCTGCGCAAGAAGCCCTGAGCCCGCGAACCGGTAGGGGCAGGGCGGACATTGGCCCTGCCCCTACCCCGGTGCACCCGAATGCGGCGTGACATGGAGAGGTGCCGGTGAGCATCCAGTTGATGTTGGTGGCGGCCTATCTGCCCAAGGAGGTGATCAACCAGACGCAGAAGTTCGTGCTGATGAAGATTGCGGACTCCGCCGACGATCAGACGCGTCTGGCGCGGCCGGGGCTGGAGCGGATGATGGCCTGGGCCGGCGTGGGCGAGAAGCAGGTCATTGCGGTCGTCACCGAGCTGGTCGGGCTCGGCCTGGTCGAGCGGGTGGAAGTCGGGCGCGTCGGCCGCCGGGCCGAGTACCGGGTGTTTCCCGACGGTGTTCCTCCCATCCCCAGCACGGAGGAGCTGATCGAGCGGCGCCGCACCGCGCAGCGTTCCCCGAAGAACCCCCGGCTGGCGCGTCAGATCGAACGCCGCAGGCGGCCGTCTGCGGCGGCTCGTACCCAAGATGATGTGACCGCGCGGGAGGAGGCACGCGACGCGTCGCAGGCCGCTGCCGAGGAGGGAGGGTTCCCCCAGGGGAACCCTGAAGACGGGGAGGGGAGGGTTCCCCCACGGGAACCCAGTGGGTTCCCGTGGGGGAACCAAGAGGGTTCCCCCAGGGGAACCCCTTCTTTTCCTTCTCCTTCCTATCTCCTTCCTTACCCCCCTACCCCCACGGCTGACGCCGCAGGGGAGCCAGGCGCGGCCGGGGAGGACCAGCAGCAGAGCGGCTGCCCGAAGCACCCAGAACCGGTCGGCAACTGCCGGGGATGCGGTACCAACCCGCGGGCCGGTCGTGAGCAGGCGCGGCGCGATGCGGTCCACAGCGAGCACGCCTCCCAGCAGCAGTGGCTGCGGGAGTTCTTCGCCGAGCGGGCGCGGCGGGTTGCCCAGTCGGACCCGCAGGCCGAGGAGATGGCGCGCAAGCGAGTGCGGGAGCTGGCCCGCATGGGGCGTGAGCGGTCCCAACACCGCTCGCCAGCAGGCGATTTCGATGATCACCAACATTGACGCCCCGACGTATACGAATAAGATATAGGTAACAAGTTCGAAACCCCTTCGAACCCCAACCCCTTGGAGAACCCATGCGGACCTTGACCCTTGACCCCGTGGCCTACGTCGTCGTGGCCCACGTCCCCCACGGCCCGGCAGCCGACCCCATCCTCGGCAAGGGGCTGTTCTGCTCCATCGACTGCGCCGCGCACGAGGTGCGCGACCTGACCGTGGCGCTCGGCCTGCAGGAGCGGGGTGCGACGCTCCTCGCCCGCCACGAGGGCCGCCCCGCCGTCGCCGTCACCCGCGGCGGCCGGATGTGGGCGGTGGAGATCCACTCGACGCACGAACTGGCCAGCATCGACTGAAAGCGCACCACAAGATAGGTGACCTTCTTCCAAACGGTCAGCGTCAAGTCCGGGTTCCCGCCCCGCAACACCCCTCTTGGAGAACAGAAGTGACCATCGCAGCACTGCCCGAACACAACAGCACCACCGACCCGCTGTGGCTGAAGCTGTTCCACGGCTACCGCCACGTCATCACCCCTCTGCGCCACAACGGCTGGACCACCGACGTCGAGCTGTGCGGGGGCGAGTACCACCTCCGCGCCGACCTCAGCGACGGCACCGGGCTGATCATCGCCGGAACGCACTCACTGCCCGTCGACCCCGCCGAGATAGACGGCTGGATGGTCGTGCGTCAGGGCATCGACAACCCCGACGTCCACACCGCCCTGTACGACTCCACCCCGAACGGCCCGCAGAGCCACCACCGAGCCAGCCTCCTGCCGATGTTCGCGCGCATCGACGAACTGGACGTACCCCGGTCGGCGATCCGGCTGAGCACGTCGGCCACCTACTCCGCTCCGTACGGCCTGAACGGCAACCAGGGCGGTGCCAGCGAGACGCCGGGAGTGGCCATCGCCCGCTACTTCGAGTGGTCCCACCACCTGATGGCCCTCCAGGGCTACCGGCGTGTGTGGGAGCGGCCGGAGCAGGACGGCTACCCGATGGCCGTCTTCGAGACCACTGGCCACGTCAGCATCCTTCGCGTCACACGAAGCGATGACTGACCGTCCGCGCCGCGCACCGCGCCCGTTAAGGAGCACGGACCGGTGATCTGGCTGGTGATCGTCCACCTCCTTGGCCTTGTGGCGTTCATCGCCCTCGGCATCGAGGACAGCCGCCACCACCGCGCGCTACGCGCCCCCGACCAGTCCTGA